TGATACGCGCCGACGTAGGTAACAGACTTTTCGCCTGTATTGCCAAAGTAGTGCCACATGCCTACAGACTGGTCGTACTGCAATGTACCACCGATAGCAAAAGCTGGATGCACAACAAATCCTGATTTGTGAACTTCGCTAATCTCTCGCTTGTATTTACCGTTGAGCAGTCTTGAGATTCGCACATAGAACTTACGTATTTCAACCATTACCTGCCCATCAGTACCTGTTAAGTCAGATGCAGTACCATCTGCTTTTAAGTTGCTGTCGTTGGGATCAAGATAATAAGCGACTGTCTTATCATCACGCACAACACAACGGCGCATAGCTTCATGGATCGGGGTAATGCCTGATGTAGATCTACCACGGCTATAGTCATCGCTGACAGGGTCCCAAACCATAATACTGGCACTTAGTCTAGGTTCGTATTGTGTATGTGGGTCAGCAGCATCTAGGTGAGCTTGTAGTCCACCATCTAGAACTAAGTTTTGTGCAGATCTTGACTTTGTAACACCACTCTGTACAAGCGGAATAAGTTCAGGACCAGCTAAAGGATCAGCTCCCGGCAGTTCAGTAATTCTAACTTCGTCTAATATTGGCATTTGTTATTACCTCTGTTAAGTTACGATAGGTTCATCGAACTCTGTTAATATTTTTTCATATTCTTCTGTTGTTATTTGAATACCGTTAACAACTACTCTCTCGTTTTCCCCAATGTAGGGTCTCATATAGATAATTTCTTTAACCTTACCATTGAAGTGTCCGTAGACATCCCCTACGTTGGTTGTAAAGTCTCCGCCAATTCTCATATCAAAGGATCTAATGTTTGTTTGACCAAATTCCCCAGTAATAACTGCAAACCGATCCTCATCTTCTATGGCGAAATAAACCCCCTCTGGTGTGTAAGAGATATTCGCTATAATTGAATCCGATGTTGCCTGTGTAATAATAGCTTCGTAGTTTTCTGAAGATCCCCACTCAGTTCTAAGCTTCCAGTAAGTGTCTTCTCTAAAGAGAACCATCTTAATGCCTTCTCCTTCAACAGTGAAAGCAACTTCAGTTTCAGTTGTGTTGTCGTGTTGAAAGGCAAGCCTGAAAGTACCTTGACTGGTGTTTGCCTCAAGACCCCATGTGTGTGTCAGCACTTCATTAGGACCATTTATGCATAACCCCAAAGGCTCTTGTGTATTCTCATCGTAAGCGATCCTAGGTTCATCAATAGCTGCTGTTTGTTCATCCCCATTCACATCAAAGTATGTATCTGTGTAAGGTCTTGTGAAGGTAAACATTTGCTCAAAAGTCTGTGCTGCTGACCCATTAGTACCAAAGACAAACTGTTCATAAGACTTCGTCAGAAAGCTGGCATAGAATGTGATAGGATCTTGAAACAAAACACCAACACCTAAAGGTCTTCCCAAGAACCTATCAGCAAGGGCTATTTCATCCAAACCTGAGAAAACAGCCTTTTCTGGATCGTTGTAGTTTCTACCAAGACTTATAGTAATAGTTGCTGCACCACCTGAGTAAGAGGTTGGCACATCTTCTTGGTAATCAATTGTGTCAACACCAAACAGAAGTCTGGCACCATCGTTAAATGCAGTTATAGTGGCTTGTGTGGTATTTTTTAGGATAGTTAGTTTTAACAACCTTCTATACTCATCGTCAGTCAGCTCACGGATACCAAGCAGACTATCCTTAACACCCTTCCAAGGTCCGAATGTTCTTTCTGTGTTTGAGACTTCCTTGTAAGGAGAGGCACCAGTGGCACCCTTAAAACCAAAGTAGCGTATAATAACACTGTCAAATAACTGTCTAGGTTGCCCAAGAATACGCCCTATTACATCTAGTTGTTGACCTTCAGCGAAGTCCAAACTTCTTTTTTGAATAAGGTCTTTGATTACTAGTTGGAGTTCAACACGACCTTGAATAAGGAGTTGCAAGTACCTGTTAAAAACATCCCGATCTTTAAACTGAGAAGTCGTAAGCTCTTTAGCTTGTCCTAGATAATCATTTTCTTGAAAAGGTGTTTCCTCTCCTTCATAAACTGTAATAGGTGTAGACTCAATCATGCCAGAACAACCTCAATATTACCAATCTCTATTTTTGCTACTTGATCAAAGTTAATAACAATGTTAGAGGTTCCTGAAGGACTCGCAGAGTCTCCAATGAACAGTGAATTTACCTCATGACCCGGAATTGAGTTAATAGGCGTGTACAATCTGGAGTAGACAACATCCTGACCTACTGTTGACTGAGACTTAATGTAATCAAACAAGGCAGACCTAAGCTGTTCTGCACCATTTGGTGGAAAGCTGCTATCGGTTTGTACTTCCAAACTTATATAAATATCTTGAAAAGTAGGTCTCTGGTAGTTAACTTCCTTTTGATTGTCAAAGATATCCGTGATAAGGTACGTACTATTCCCGAATGTTGTAATACCTGCGGGCCTGTTTGACCAAATAACTTCAGCAATCTCTGACTCAAGACCACCTCGAATAAGAACCATAAAAGCGTGTGGAGGAATTCCTTTGGCATCAACACTTGTTGTTAGATTTTCGTAGATGATAACATCACTAACACCAGATAAACCTCGTAGGTCAGAAGTAAGTGCTTCAAGAATGTTTGCACCTCTTACAAATTTAGACCCACTAAATCTGGTTCTTAGTTCTGAGTCTGTTTCTCTCAAAGATCCAGAACTGGCACTTTCAAACTGGTTGATTGAATTCCAACCAAAAACTGGTGTAGATATCGAGTCAATTGTCCCAGTGTTCTGTTCGATAGGGCCAGCCACTGTTGCTTGGGATGTAATCCCTTTGGTGATGGTAGAGAAGAATAACTCTCCTGAGACAGTATAGCTTGTTTGCGTAACAAGGTCGTCAGCAATAATATTTAAAACAGCACCTGTTACGGTTGCTGTGAGTACGCTACCATAGTTGTCGTTGACAATATCTTTTAGGCCATTCAGGATAGCAATATCGGTAGCACCAACACCAGAAGTGTAGGTAAGGTCTACAGAGTTTGTACCATCATTGTAGGTGATCGTGTAGTCTGTTGAGTCAATGACCGTCTGTATCTTAGTTGAGAAACCAACAACATTGTTTTGATCTAATACAACGTCTGTGGGAATCTCAAACCTGTTGTTTGTAAAGCTTGAACTTACAAGGCTTCCCGCTGGAATAGTTGTACTAAAAGCACCTGTAAGAAGGAGTCTTGCTGTGGAGCTTGTTGCACCACGACGAACAATTCCTGACAAAGCTACTAGATTATCTAGTGCGATACCTGAAGCTGAGTTTGGGTCAAAGGAAGAATATACTTGCTGGATTGTCTCCCACAAGTCTGCCTCAGACAGTGTAACGAGGCCGATTAATCTACCAACAGTAGATGCGCTGCTTGTGTCTAATACCTCATCTTCTGTAACAAGATCACTAAATATAGCGGTAGCTTCTTTCCGTAAGTCTTCTCTAATTTGGTCTAGTCGTTTTATTTCTAGACCCGTTGCTGTTAGTCCTGCCATTATATACCTACCTCTAAGTTTTGTATTTCTGCTGTCCCACCTGATTTACTACTTACTGTGAAAGACAAAGTATACCCTCTATCTGCTGAGAGGGATGACTTAAACTTGAGAATGTTTTTAACATCTGCATCCCCATCAATTAATTCTCTAAATATCAGGTCAACGGAACCTTTTGATCTTCCTTTTCCAAAAATCTGTTGGAAGTAAGGTGTTCCATAGTTAGTGTCTAGAAACCACTCACCTTTAAAGGTAAGTAGCTTTATCTTAAGTCTCTGCTTAAGACTATCCCCAACATCAGCCGTAATTGGTGTGGCACCATTAACAAATACAATGTCGTGTGTTTCTTCACTTAGTAGTATGTCCATAATAATTCCTTACTGTGGTGCTCCAACTGTTCCGCCTTGTGGGTCACTGTGTGTGTGTGATTTTAAACTAATACCATCGGCAGTAACATCACCACCTGTCACTGTGACAGACTCTGTAACAGTAAGTGGTGCGCTTATTGTAGCAGTACCGCCACCACCAGCTCCTTGTGCCATAGCAAGAGATCCCGCAAGATTAAAAACACCAGCCCAGTTAGTTGTTGGGCATGTTACGTTGGTAGCACCAGATACATTGACTGTCCAAGACGCGGCTGTTAACCCTAAATCAGATCCAGCTTGCATACTTATATTTGCACCAGCGTTGACTGTGAAGTTACCTTGAGCCTCTATTGTTAAGTTATTACACTCGATAAGTCCATCGTTAAATGTGGCGTAGAAGTCCTGATCGGTCCTCATTTCAATATTGCCATTATCTTTTAGTCTAAACTCACACTCAGTGCTTTCACCTATGTTGTTGGTGATAACCATGTCTCTAGTTGAGTGAGTCCACTTACGCTTTGCAGGGTCGTTAATAGAATCTTTAAAGGGAAACAAACCCGGAATTGCAATAGCGTCTCTAATACTAAACCTACGCTTGTCTTCTGGTGTGTAGGTAACACTTCCTGTGGAAGCCTTGAAGGCGTCTGTTGATCTTTGGGAGAACACACACAAGACTATGTCACCAACGTCCATAGGGAAGGTCATAGAAGCCTTCTTGGATGCAGGGAATATTAAAGGAACATTCAGTATTGTTGGTTGCTCGATTACAGTCCCATCAGGTAACGACTTATTAGTTAGAGGTTGGATGTCAAGCCTCTGGTCTTCTAGCTCAATCCTTATCGTTATTACACGACAAGGTATTGCGGTGTACATATCAGAGGTCTTGTGATTGTAAAAATCATTAAGAACACTGCTTAGTGTTAATTCCTTCATTGGGCTTCCTCTTCATCAGTTCCTTTTCTTTTTGAACAAACACAAGTCATAAACCAGTCTTTACCACGGTAGTCTCCGGAAAACTCTATTTCTTCTACCCGGTAGAATTCAGACGTTTCTTTATAGTCAACCCTGACAAGTGATCCGGGTGTTACCGTGGGATTAAGTAGGGCTTTAAACTTGACGCCACTCTTCTTGGCTGCATCCTCACTGGAATCGTTATCTGAACCTGTCATGAAGTAAGGTCTATCTATTAGTCCACTGGAGGGGCCTATAATAGGAGCTAGTTGAGTGTTTGTTGATTCCACTGTGCTTGAATCATTAACATACAACACGTTGCTTTCAATCTTCCACTGAAGATTATACGCATTGGAGATTTGATTAAGCATCTGCCTAGGTGTGCCTGTCAGTGGATACCCATAGACAACCTTTGAGCCTAAGTTCTTACCTTTATAAACACCTTTAGCTATACTTGTTGTTTTTCTGACAGCTTCAAAGGCATCTTCAATATTACCGCCTTCTGGGACAAGTTCAGATATAATCTTGTGAGTGAGTTCGGAAAAAGAGGGGGATAGACTGATTGTGGTTATCCTGTCAGTTCCATTCTTTATGGTCTCTACCTCTGTAACTTCTCCGTAAAAAAGTCTTACAAGGCTGTTTGAGTAACCACAAGAAAAGATTGCAATTGGATAATCTGTTTGTAAATAAGTTAATGATTCATCTGATAGATTATACACCTTCAGAGAACACTTGTCAACCTTATCTTTATTATTTACTGATTTCTTTATTTTAAACTGAACTTGGAGATCATTAATAGAAAGACCATCGCCAGTTGCAGAATCCCCTATCTCTAGTAAGTACTTTCTATCAAAAAATCTCATTACTAATTATCCCTCAGTTATGTCGTTGTAGATATAAAACAACTCGTAAAATTCAGATGGTCTACCTATATTAGCATCTACCTGTTCAGGATCTACGGCGCTTGCAGGCGTAAAAAAGAAACCACCAGATAGGTTTTCAAACTGATAGTCTGCAAATAGCAGTGCATTTGGTGTTAGCCTTTGACCGGACACTAGCGTGTTTTTTCTAGAATCTTTTAAAGTAAATATCCAAGTGTTTGTTCTTTCTAAGAACAGAAATTTTAGCTGATACTTATTTCCCTCTAATGTAATAGAGTAAGAATAGTAAGTATCATCAAACAAGGGTAATTTTAAATATTTTAAAGCCATGTATACCTCTCTTATAGTTAAAGACCAAGAGCAGCCGTTATGTCACCCAACGAGACATCTTCACCGGGAACTAAACTCCTGAGTACTGTACGATCATTCTCGCCTTCGTCAGCAGCAACCTCATCAGTAGACTTATCTCCCTTTGCAGCTTCTTCTGCAACCTGCTGTTGCTGCTCTTCTGCTACATCGACAGGAACCCTAGTCTCAATAAGATAGGAAAAAGTTAGCTGCTCTAAAGTGAGATCAAATGCAAGAGCGTCTCCGGTTTCCGGGGATTCTTTTATTGTCAGGTTTGTTATAACAACGTCTGGAAGAAAGCTTTCAACCACACTACCATCATCAAATTCAAATACAGAAAGTACTTCTTTGTTTATGTAAAGACTCTCAAGCTTTAAGAATAAAGCTTTCTCTGAATAGGAGTCAGCTCTGTCTTCAGAAATGCCCTCTATCTCTGGGAGTGTGTCTGTAAAGAATTGACCGGCGATGTTTGGTAGTAAGTCTGTTGGGCTGTCTTCACTGGTCACAGTAATTGCAGAGGCAATATCACTCTCAACAACAACCTGATCAATTCCGATAAAACCTCTTTCTTCAGGGGTTAGCCTTGGTTTAGAGAGGTTAAAGTCGGCTCCGGTTAAGAAGCCAGTTATCTTTAACTTTGGGTTTTCTTGTGTAACGTGATCTGATACAACACCAAACCCATCCACAGGGTGTTGACTAACTTTACTGGATAGTGTTTGAGAATATTTTGTGACAACATCTAGATAGATGAAGTCACTGTTTTTATTTTTTAATATAATCAACCTGAGTCTCCTAAGTTATCATTAGTTTGTCGTAGTTGGGCTTGAACGTCATTTGCGTCATTGACTCCCGCGGTGACTTCCTCCCTATCTGGGTTGCCCGTAAAGTAGATGTTCTGCGTCAAAGGTGGTATGTCTTCCCTTGGGGTCAAAGGTTTTAGCGGAGTAAGTCCGTCTCTTATAGAAGTTTCATTATTTCCCTGCTGAGCGGAAACAAGATTCTCTCTCATGCTTTTTGTTTTTTCTGAGGGTGTTAGTAGATTACCTAGCCAGTTTGCTCCCATAGCATACTGCTTAAGTATTGGAGGCATGTTATTAACATTCATGATGGAGTCAATCTCTTTCTTGACCCCAGCGTTTCCACCAAACACTTGTTGGTATACACGACTACCGTAACTTTTACCAAACCAATCCTGATCTTGCTTTCCTTTAAGCAATCTATTTCTTTCCTGTGAGCTGCTTGCCGAGCTAATCCTACTCTCGTAGTCTATCTGAGCTTTCGTCTTGCCACCGAGCATTACGTTAAGATCATCTAGTAACCTTATTGTCCCTCTTAAGAAATCGTTCAGCGTTGTATCAAATGATCCAAATAGTCCCTCACCAACCAACTGACCTAGATCGACGAAGCGATCAAAAACAGTACCTAACAGTGTAAACAATGATTCAAAAACACCGAAGATATTACTCTTAGTGAGATCTTCATCATCGCCAAGCAAATGACCAATCAAACTATCTCGACCTGTCAGATACCCTGTGAAGTCTTCAAGTAGCAGTAGTACGGCACCAATTACAGTCATCGCTCTAGTGAAGGGTAACGCAAGTAATGTAGCGACAGCACCAAGAGCAAGTACATCACCCTTAGCCATTCCAATGCTGTTTGAAAGGCTTTCAATTAATGTCGATAGATCCGAAAGAAGACCTAGAGGTAGTCTAAGGAGGATACCAACATACTTCCAAGCTTCACCAAAAGCTTGTACCAAAGGAGTCATATCTTTAAAGAATGAAGCCATTGTTTTAAACAAACTAGCCTGACCTTTTTCAAAGCCAGCCGCAGAGAAAACCTTAACCATATCGTTAAATACGTTAGCCAGTCTTCCTTGCTCCGCAGATGAGTCTTTCATAGACTCTGCAAGAGCGCCACCTACACGAGCCTTCTCACTAAGCAATCTAGCGAACTCTGGTAGAGCTTCTAGAGAATTAACCTCACCGGCATCCATCATATCAAAAAGCTTATCAGTGTCGCCACCAGAAACCGCTTCGGCCATGATCTGGATAGCAGCAGGGAACTTCTCACCCAATTGCATTTTAAGTTCTTCTGAGTATACCTGACCTTTGTTAAGCATCTGCTCAACAGCTCTCATTGAGCCTTTCATGTCTTCGTCGCTCAAGCCCATAACACGGCTGTATTCAGCCATGCCTGTGAAGACACCTTGAACGCCATCTGTAGACATACCTGCCGTTGTACCAGCAGCAGCCATTTTAAGGTAAGGGTCTGCTTGGCTTCTGTAGTCAAAACCAATTCTGTTACCTAGATCTTTAACAAATCCCAACTGTTCTTGACCCTGCTCCTTTCCTTGGAAAACTGCTGTAGCCGCTCTTTCCTGACCAATTAACTGTTGGTTTACTTGGTTAAGTTTACTAACACCAAAAACACCAGCAACGGCAGGGAGTGCTGCCCCACGCATAGCACTCCCAGCACCAGCACCAGCACCAGCAGCAAAACCTACACGGCC